ATCTCTATCTTGACGTTTATCCATTTGCGTTCTCCGTTTTTAAAAGTTCTTTTGCATATTGCTCAGGTGTTAGCTTAAATTTCTTAGCTAAAGCTAACTGTGTTTTGGTGAGTCGCACCTTTTTTGGTGCAGTGGACCTCGTTGCTGGAGCAACTACAGTAGAAGGTTTTGTATTGCGTTGGGCAGGTTTTTCTGCTTCCAACGATTCAGTTTCCCCAAAGTATTCTGGGAATCGTTTATGCATCGCTTCATCTATGCGACGGTAATATTCTTCGCTGCCTGGAACAAATCCAGTATTAGCTAGTTTTTTATGCAGACCAAAGGCTAGACTAGTCATTTCATCGTCTGTACCAAACCAAGGGTTCTTATCTTGCCAAGCAAGATCTCGCTCCGATGGCTTTTTAGTTGCCTGAGTCTGTACTTTATTTTGTTGTAATTGTCCACTATTTTCTTCCGTTTGTAAAGGGATATTATATTGTGGTTTCAATTGTTGAGCCTGTAATAGCTTATATTGGGCTTCATTCATCTTAGCTTGTGCTTCACTGATCTTATCAGGGTCTGCTAAGTCATAAGCTTCACGATAGTCCTTTTTAGCTAATGCAAGTTCTTTTTCATAACTTTCTTTTAAAGTTTTAAGATAATCTTCTTCACCTGTACTTAAAGTAGATTTTAATCTTTTATTTTCTTCTATGATTTGCTGAGCTACTCTTAAAGCTTCTTCACGTTCACGTGATTCTGCTTCTTTTGCTCTACGCTCATCATGCCAAGCTTTTTTTAACTGAGCCATTCTTTCTTTGACTCGTGATGAGTATTCTTCAAGATTATCGTTTTCTAATTCTTCTTTAACCTTGTCCGGTAGTGGTTCACGATTTCTATCTTCAGGTGGGGTATCATCTTCTTCCTCAATTTCAAATTCAGGTTCAGGCTTTACCGCTTCCTTCTTTGGCTGCTCTACCTCTTCTTCAGATGCTTCTAATTCAACTTCTGTCATTTCTTCTTCATCTTTTAATTCTTCAGGTATCTCATTAATTATTTTTGCCATACTTTACTCCTTATGCGCGTTCGTAGCCACGTGGGTCATCGACCACTGCTTCTACGGTATCGTCGTTAATGATGCGAAACTCTTTGCCGTGTATCTTAATACGAGTTCCAGAATATGCTCTAGTAATAACGAAGTCGCCTTCTTTACACCAGGGTCCAGTTGGGAATCTATCCTTATCAGCATAAGCCATATCACCCATTTTAATAACAAACAAAACTACGGTTGAGTGCTCTTCAATGTTTTTTGTTTTATCTGCTTTAATAATACCACTCTCATACTTGTCATCGACTTGAGGTACAGCACATAAAATGCGGTAACCTTTAACTTCAGGTAGTTGAGTTGGTTTTTCTTTTTTATCGTCGTCTTTACTGACTTGAGATGATAATACTGCTCCCGAAGGAGAAACAATATCTTTATTTGGCGTTGCGATGTTAGTCATCGTCGTCCTCCATATTTTTTGCAAGGTCTGCTATGTATCTTTGTGCAATCATGAGACCTCGAATAATGCCTGCACTGTTTTGGTATTGAGCAAAATCTTGCGCATGCCCATCACCTAATGATTCTAAAATAATTCTGCGTTCTTCCTCTAACTTTTCAGTTAAAAGTTTTAACGTACTTTCTAACATATGTTAGTCCTTTCTGTTTTGCGACTGTGTTTGTCGATCTTTATTTCTTTGAACAGCGTCTATACCTAATTTTGTTCCTGCCATTAGTTCTTGCGATGCTATTTTTCTATTATCCATTACAGCGTTAGCTCCAAGTTTTGCACCTGCTATTCTTTCATCAGATTCTAGTCTCATTTTTTCTAATTCAAGTTTAGCTTGTTCTAATGCAGTATCGGCTTGCATCTTCTGTGCTTTTGCTTGTGCTTCCATTTGTTTAATTTGTAACTCTTGTTGTTGCATTTGAATAATTGGATCCTGCTGTTGTTGAGCAATCTGTTGTTGCTTCATTTCAGCAGTGTTCTTTTGTAATAATTGTTCAGCTGCTCTTGCTGCTAATCTAGAAACTTCAACTTCAGCATCTTCAGGTAAAACTTCATTTGGTGTTGGTAATGGTACACCTAATTGTTCTTCTACTTGTTTACGATATTCAAATGCTAAATGTTCTGCAATGTGAGCTTCAATAGCTGATTGAACTACTCCAGCATTAGGGCTTTGTCCAACTAATTGTCTAATCTTAGGATCATTCATGAAAGCCATATGTACATCTAAATGAGCTTTATGGTCTTGGTATATAAATGCTTTAACCGGCTTACTATTAAGTATGTTCATATTTTCTGATACAGGATCAGCAGGTTTCATCTCGTCGTCCTTAGGTATTAATAGGTCTGCATTCTTAACTCCTAATACATCTAACATCTGACGATTTAACTCTACCATATCATAAATGTCAGGATTAGACTGTGCCATTTGCATAACTGCTTGATATTGAACGACTTTCTGTGACATTGTTGCAGCATTTGGATCTGATACAGGTATAACTTCTACAATATCATAGTCAGACTTCTTAATACTTGGAGTACCTTCATCTGGATCATATGAATATTCATCATCTGTATAGTCTCTGATAATGTTTTTAATAAGTTTAAATTCTTGTCTCATTGCATAATGAACACGTGATTGAACTGCACTCATTACTTTTAGAGTTCTTTCTAGAATTGCTAATGTAGTACCAACAGGAGCATTAGCTGACATGTCTGATACTTTTAGGTCTGCCGCTGATGCAAAGCGTCGTCCTTCTTCTACGATCTGATTCATTAATTGGTTAAGAACTTGGCTAGGCTCTTTATAAGGAAGAGGTAAAATATTATCTCTAATAGTGCCAGATGGTACATCGACATCACGGAACTCAGCTGGAGCGATTGGTGTTTCGTCCCCTTTAATTCTAAGTCCTCGTGTTTTAAATCCACCTGGTAAGTTTGATAATGTTCCTGCATCAACTAACTGACGTAATAACATGGTACCTGATTTTGCAAAAGCACCGATCAAATGAATTAAACCAAAACAGTAGAACCCAAATCCTGGTACATATCCATAATGTACAAAGTGTTGACGTTTTTGTTTGGTATCATCATCTGGGTTCCAGTTACGTCTAATAGATAAAATAGTTTGTGTTGATCTTTCAATAGTTACAACATATGGAAGTGCAATACCTGTTTGTTCTCCATCTTCTTCATCTTCATAACCTTCTAAATCAAGGTCAACGTGCATCTCAAGAATTTTAAATCTATTATCTGTTGTTGCATTGAAGCCCATCTTCTCAGCAATTTTCTTTTCAACTTCTTCTAGATCATGTGATGGTTCACCTAAATCTACATCACGGTAAAACCCTGCGACTTGTAATTTTCTTAAATCATTTTTTGTTTTACGCATGACGTGGGTAACACGTTCTGCTGTTTCTAAACTTGATGCTCCATAAGGAACAACTAAATCTTCAGCAGGAATATACATTGATACCTGACGTTCTAAGCTTGGATCATAATACACTTTTTTAAATGCATTACCTGCTAAACCTAAACCCCATAACATACGTTCATGTTCAGGTCTATATTCAACCATCTTCTCAGTGAGTTGATAGTTCATGTCTTCTTTTACACGGTCAGCTGCTTCTTCTTTTTCTTTTGTTAGCTTACCAATAATTTGTGTTTTAACTGGACCAGAAGCTGGAAACGTTTCAGTCATTGTTTCAGCTTGGAATTTAACAAGGGCTTCTGTCATTAATGGGTGATATACATTACATGCACCTTCCCATGGTTCACTTCTGTCTTCTAGTTTGAGACCTAATAAATCTAAACCTTCAACATAAGTATCTAACCAATCACGTCGTGCAGATAGGTCACCCTCATAGTCTTCTAATAAATCACTTGCAAGATTTTGAAGAAGGTCATCATTCATCTCTTCTGCTAAGTTTTCATTAAAGCCATCATCCATTTCATCGGGGTCAATTTCAATTTCCATACCGCCGGCTTTGATAGTAACCTCTTCTGGATCTTCAATCTCAATCTCAATATCAGGCTCCATGTTAGCCATTTCAGCCATCATTTCATCTAAGCCTTTTGGTGCTTGAGCTAAACCCTTATCTATATCATTCGCTGCCATTATATTTTCCTAAAAGTTTTTTAATTTGTATTTCTAACAAATTTACCAAGATTAAAAGAATTAAATTTGTAAATCTTACAACTTTATACAGCATATAGCCGCTTTTGAGCAGAACTCCTAAAACCAGGAATATCGTCTTCTTCATCACTAGGTAACCTTATAAACCCACCCTGTCTAAACCGAGCAAGCGCCAATGTTGTTGCATCCACCAAGTCATCGTTTGCACCACTTGGGAAGTCATTACATTCTTCTATTAATTCATGAGCCCATCTTCTATCTGGTGCCCAAACTATACCAGAACTAAATAAATCTGATACCGCATTAACCCTACTTATCTTGTCTTGTCCTTTTCCTGGAGTAAATTCTCCTACGGGAATACCCATCCGTCTGAACTCTTGATAAAGTGCAGCCCCGTTAGATTTTTTCTCTACAACAAAGGCGTCAGGTTCCCAATCTCTGTATTCTTCTAAGCATAGCTGCTTTAATTCTGGGAATTCCAAGCGACGCTTTATTGCATTCAATAGTATTATATTATAATTATTGGTCTCTTCGTTAAAAAATACGCCCCACGTCGTCAAAGCGTTGTAATCTGACCTATTATTTGCCTCTTGAGCCGCGTCCAACGTCATAATTATGAATTCACAAGATGGTGGGGTCTCTTTTTCCCACATATTCCACCATTCTCTCTTAATTAGTGCACCTTCTTCGGATACTGGGTTTTGCATATACTGTGCATTCCAATATCTTATGTCTAGTGCAGCTCGTCTAGACCTTAATTCTTCTAGTGACCAGAAATCCGGCCAGAGAGGGACTTCTTCACCCTCTTTATTTTCTAAAATCGCTGGAAATTCAACCACTTCCCATTCATCAACCTCTTCATTCTTTACCATTTGATTCACAATCTGCCCAGTTAAGTCTAGCTTAGACCAGCGTGTCATCACAACGATAATCGCTCCTCCCGGCATAAGCCGTTGTAAGGGACCTGATTGAAACCATTCCCACGCGGGGAGGAATACATCTGGTTTTCCGAGTTTGGCATCTTGTTCTGAGTGAGGGTCGTCGATGATAAAGAGGTCAGCCCCACGTCCAGCAAGAGCGCCGCCAACACCAA